TAGCCGCCACCGTTGACCGGGTGCCACCGTCGCTACCCAAACGGCCCAGCTTGATGGGGTCAATGGTGTCAATGTCGCCGAACGGGTTGATGAGGTTCAGGCCGCGAATAATGACGTTTGTTGCCTTGACCCAGGCATTGGCCATGAACTCGATGTAGCCGGCTACGCCGTTGATGACGGCCCGGACGATGTTGCGGAACGTCTCAAAGCGGGTGTAGGCGATGGTGATGCCGGTAACCAGGGCGGCGATACCGACCGCAATCAGGCCAAACGGGTTGAGGGCCATGGCGGCGTTCACAGCCAGAATGGCCGTGGCGACGCCCGCAATCGTGCCAGCAATAATCGTGAACGCCTTAGGGTTGTCCTGCGCCCACTCAGCCGCCTTCTGCAAATACGGCAGCACCTTCTGGATGACCGGCAACAAGGCCGCCCCAATGGACTCCTTAGTCTCATCGAGCGCCAGTTTCATCTTGGCAAACCCGCCGGCGGCGGTCTTGCTGGCCTCTGCTGCAGCCCCGCTAAACGTGCCCTGCATCTTGGCAAACACTTCTTCCAGGCTTGCGCCGCCCTTGACCATTTCGCGGATTGACGGGTCAAGCTTGGCCAGCGCAGTCAGATTGCCACCGTAAGCCCGTTCCATGGCCTTAGTGACGGTTTCAAGGCTGACACCCTTGGCTGCCGCAATGTCCATGGCCAAGTTCGTGGCGTTCTGCGCCTCGGTAATGTCCTTGGTAGCGCGGGTCAGCCCAGCCAGCGCGGGGCGCAGCTGGTCGTCGGTAATGCCCAGGTTGCGGCCCTGCACAGTGATGTACTTTTCGACTGATTTGATTTGGTCGTCGGTTGCGCCGGTGCTGGCCTTCAGCTGGCGGGCAAGCATTTGCTGGGCTTTTTCGTCCTCAATGGCGGCCTTGACCGCGTCACCCATGGCTACCGTCAGGGCACCCAGCGCAGCAGCTGCCGGCACCGCCGCCTTCTTGATTGCAAACTGGGCTTTAGCGCTAGTGGTTTCTAGCTGCTTGAATTCCTTGATGGCCTTCTTGACGCCCGTGTCAACAAACTCAGAAACAATGGGGATATTGATTGCCATTAGTGGGTTTCCTTGTCGACGGTTCGCATGACGTCGCGCACCAGGCGCTCAAACCCTGCTTCCAGTGCGCGGCGGTTCTGCTCAACGGCTTTGGACAGCACACGGGTTTCGTTCGGTGCCACCACACCCAGATTGCGGCCAAGAATGTTTGCGGTCTTGCGGCCGGCCACCTCAAAGATGACGGCACCAGGGTCGGTCTGCTGAATCAGGATGACGTTGCTGGTCTTGCGGGACGTGTCGACCTTGACCTTGGTGCCTCGGCGGGCTTTGGCGGCGCTGTACGGGAACAGGGTGCGGCCCTTGGCTTTCCACTGGCGGTTCATACCCGACAGCGGCATTTCAGGGTAGGCAGCCTGCGCGGCCTTGACCGCTGGTGCCCCGATTTCCTTGGCGTCACGGTTGAATTGTTTACGCAGCTCGGGGTTGATGCGGCGCAGCTGCTTGATGGCGTCCTCAACGCCTACAAGGCTGATGTTGGCTGTCGTCGTCACCGTTGTTTCCTCGCTTGCTCGTTCAAGATACTAACCACCGTGGCTAGCGCCTGCCCGCTGAACGGGATGTCGGGTGGCCAGTACCCGGTGCTGACCAGCACCACCGCTAGCGCGTAGTGGTACGAGCCTTTCAGGAAGGGTTTTCGGGTTCCTCCCCGACGACCTCAATGGCGGCCAGCTTCTTGACGTAGTCGTCAAACACTGCCGGCACGACAATGCCTGCCTGTTTGCAGGACTCAAACGCCATGAACGCCAAGTCCTCGACGCCGATGCCCGACGCCAGGTCGGAGGCTTTCCGCTTGTATTTGCGCTCCCAAGCGACGACCACGAACAGGTTTGTGGTGACGGTGTATTCCTGGTTGTCGTTTGTGGTGACGTGCAGGTGCAGCTGCATTTCTTCTCCCTCGGTTGGTAGGTGTTTACGGGGTCACGTCGCGCACCCAGGTGCCGCCGGTGAACGTGGCGGTGACCATGGCAAGCTCGCCCACGGTGGACGCAATCGGCGTGAAATTTTCAAGCATGCAGTTCGTGATGACGTATTCGGGGTTGGTGGCCGATTCGGTGGTGCCCGACGGGCTGATGGTCAGCACGGTGGTGCCGGTGCCGACACAGCTGGACAGGATGCCCTCGACCTCGCTTGCGCCGTAGCTGAGGAACATTTCCAGCGTCACCTCGACGCTCTGGAGGCCCGACACGAAACGGTGGCCGGTGTCGCCCATGGCGGTGGACTCCAGCGGGTCAACGCCAATGGTGACGGTGACCGAACGGCACTGGTCGGACAGGTCGGTCGTGGTCATGCCTTGGGTGATGTTCACCGTGGCGTTCGACAGGAATGTGCTGGTGGCCATTGTCTTTCCTTTAGTTACGCCGCACGGCTACCCGCACGGTCAAATCGTAGGTGGGCATTTCCTGCCCGCCGCCAATAATCATGACACCTGGGCGCAGGTCTGTCACGGCTATTGGAGAATTCATAATGGTGTCTGCCAATGTAAGCAGGAAGTTGCTCGCGTCTTGGTTGCCGGGTGGCGGGGCGCAGATTCTGATACGCAACGTGATGTCGCCCACGTTGTAGGTGAACGCCTCGACGGTTGGCAGCTCCAGAAAGAACGTCATGGGTCGGGCGTTGCGCGGGTCGGTGACAACCGCATACCCGGTATTGAGGGCGGCTATGGCGGTGCTGGTGGCGTTTACCGCGTCCCAGAGGATGCCTGAGACGGCCATTAGGCGACCTGGGGTCGGTTTACGCCGAGCAGCTGCAAGATGCGGCCGAGAGCGCTGGGCACGGGAACGGTGCCCATGGCATCGAATGACGCAAAGGAGTCAGCGCTGCCGCGTTCCCTGTACAGCAGGGCGGCGTACATGATGGTGCCTAGGGTGACGTCGCCGCCGGGGCTGGTGTTCAGCTCGTCGGTGAGGTAGCCAGACTCTTGACGCTTGCGGTAGGCCCACTGGTTGGCGGCGGACACGCATTTAGTGATGAACGCGGTGTCGTTTGCGGTAGCGACGGCAATGCCTAGCCATTCGGTTACGTTGGCGTTAGTGACCCATGTGCAAACAGGGTTCCACTCAACAAGGCCGTACGGGTCAACCGCGTACCAGGTGACGTCGGCACCAGCGTTCTGGTACATAACCTGGTTTGACACCGGGATGTCAAAGTCAAACGTCCAGTTTCCTTCGTCGTCAACGCCCGTGAATTCGTATTGGGGGCAGGCAACCAGCAGGGTGCCAGAGTCGTTGAACGATGCCGCAACGCCCGAGATTTCGATTTCTTGGCCGGGTGTGGCGTCAATGTTTGTCAGTAGTTGGAGGACTGCGTAGTCATTCAGGCGCATGGCCCGAATGACGTACGCAATCTCCGACATGACGTGCTTTCCGCGTTACGGTCAGGCGACCGTAATCTTCTGCACCATGGTGGCGTCGGCGATGAACGTGGCGACGTAGCCGTAGTAGCTGAACGTGCGGCCCAACGTCCCCGGTGCCTCGACGGACATGAGGCCGCGCACCTGCTCGTAGAACTCCACTGCGGAGCCACGGGCGAGCACCATCGTGCCTGCCGCAAAGTTGCGGTCAACCACGAGGTTCAGGCCAAACGGGTTCAGGGTGTTCGTGCTGGTGATGGTCTGGGTGCCCATGCCGTTCACGCCCATGAGGCCCGCCGCCGCAGCGTACGGGAAAACAGGCCTCTTATCGGCGTCGAGCTGGCTTGAGAGCTTGCGCCACACGTCCACGCTGACAAACAGGTGGTCAGGCAGGAAGTTCGTGGCGGCCAGGATGGACTCGGCGACCTCGTACAGGGTGTTGATGAGGTCGGACGGGTCGGTGCCGTTGACCGTCCAGGTGACGCCGGATGCGACGCCCTGCGCGACAATCTGGTCGGCGCACTGGTTGTCGCTCTGCAGCAGGTACTGGCCGGCGAGGTCGCGCAGGATGATTTCCATCGCTGCGGGGCTCGTAAAGTCCACATCCTGAACTGAGAGGGTGACCTGACCGGCGAGCGTGGTCTTGCTGACGACGTTGGACGCGATGACCGGCGTGGTTGCCGACACCGGGTTCAGCTCAGGGGACTGGGCGGCCACCGAGGAATGAGTAGTCCATGTGGGGCGCACGAACGTCTTCTGATTGCCACCGTCCGGAAACGCCCTTGCGCCGACGGCTGCGACCAC